CACTCTTCTTATTGCCGATATGGCAGTATGTAACCCTGTATTCGTTCCCATATCTTTTAACGGTGAAGACTTCTCCACAGACATGGCAGGATCTGACGTTCTCTGGGTGCCTACTGCGATAACTTCAGCGCAAAAAGGCGGTTTCTGGTTTGCACAGGCAGGGATTAACTATGGACCTAAAGAGTACCATGGAACTATAACCGGACTGGCGACAGCGTAAGGGGTGGTATAGATGAGAAATTACAACTTTGAAAAATTCAATGGCATACAACCGGCAACACGTGAAGCGTTAAACTGGTTGTATGAAAACAGCGGACTTCCACTAATTAGGGGTAAATGGTTTTTTGTTGATCCTTATACAGGAAGCGCGACAGGCGGAGGAGATGCAGATTCTCCGGTAAACAATATCACACTTGCTTATGATTTATGTACATCCGGAAAAGGTGACGGAATTGTTGTGTTGTCTGGTGGTACTACTTCAGCGGACACTACATCATATCTATCACAGCAGATTACATGGTCAAAGCATGGTATAACCGTTGTAGGTGTTGCAGCTCCAGTGGCAATGGCTCAGCGTGCAAGAATCGCAAACAAGACTATAACAAGCGGTTCGATAACAACAATCAGCTTTACAAATTCAGGTACAGCGGATTATATTTCAGATTCTGCAGGCGGTTTTTTAACTGCCGGTTTTGCAGCCGGTCAGAAAATTTATGTAAATACAACCTCAAATACAAACGATGGTGTCTTTACTATCCTTACAGCAACAGCGACAAGATTGACACTCTCAACCGGTGACTCTCTTACAACTGAAAACGCGGCAACAGCGGGCGCAACTGTAATTGTTTCTTACAATACAATGCTTCTTAATGTTTCCGGTTCAAATAACAGTTTTTATAATCTCCATTTTTATAACGGCGGGACTTATGCCGGAGAAACTGGCGGAATAACCGTTTCAGGAGATAGAAACTTTTTCGGGAATGTACATGTTATAGGTGGTGCAGGCGCGGCAACTTCAGCGGCGAACAACTCAATAACTCTTACAGGTTCAGAGAATACATTTTCAGGTTGTACAATCGGCGGTAATAGCTTTGCACAAGGTGACAATGCAGCGGCAGAGCTTATTCTTTCCGGTACAGTCAAGCGTAACAAGTTTATTGACTGTGAATTTGTGGCTATGGTTTCAGCGGGAACAGCACACGGCGCGATAAAAAGCGTCTCTACTACAGGCGGCGCGGGAACTGTATTCAAGAATTGCCTTTTCAACTATTCACTTTCAAGCACTACACCGGCGGCGGCTCACATTCTGTCAGGTGCAAATGATGAGATTATTCTTTTCAACTGTGCGGCGGCTCAGGTTACTGCATGGGGAACAAGTGTTTATGCGAATATGATCGCGCCTACAGCAGCAGCAGGCGGTGGATTGATGACTACAGCGTAAGATTAAAATTTAGAAGTGGGGTTTAAAAGCCCCACTTTATAAAATGGGTGAAATATATGAGTGAAGCAAGAACAACCGAAATTTTAGAAAGTTCTTTAATCGGCAATAAGATGAGAGTTTCATCAATGCCGTATTTATATGATATAGCTGAAGGGAATATTGCAGGGCATGTGCCTTTTGCTAGAATAGGATATGCCCCGTCAATGTCTGCAAATGCAAACACTGATGTATGGAGTTATTCAGCGACTCAGCCAACTTATCTATTCCCGACAGCGGCTATGGGTATGGAAGTTACAAGCTCCGATAATACGGCTGATATAGGTACATCTATAAAGGACGGTACATCTACAGGCGGATCTTTAACAACTCTTATTGATACCACAAAAGACTTCACAGCGGCTACAGCAGTAGCGGTTGGCGATTGCGTTATTCTTGACAAAGCAGGCGCAAGCCCTGAATACGGATATGTAACTACAGTTGCAGCTACTACATTAACCATTGCAGGCGGTTTCAGTCAAGGCGGTTCTGGAGCTTTACGGGGTTACAATGTAATTGATACAAGTGCAAAGGCTGGGGCGCAAGCGGTAGAAATAAATTTTCTTGACGCTGCATATGCAGAACAAAGAGAGATTGTAATTCTTAATGGTACGGGAGTTGTACCGACTGTTAAACTAACTATGTTCAGAATAAATTCATTTAGAGTAATTACAGTGGGAGCTAATAAAATTCCTACTGGTAATTTATTTTTAAGGCATATTGATAATACTCCGGTTTATTCATATATCACTGCGGGATTTAATCGGGCAAGAAATGCAATGTATACAGTCCCAGCGGGAAAGACGTTATATGTTACAGATTTTAACGGTGGTTATGCGACTACTGGAAACGCCAACAAAGAATATGCGAGAATTACCACACGGGCAAATGTAGACCCGACAACAAAGTTTCAGACAGACGGGATGTTTTACCCGTTTACTGATATTTTATGTCAGAATACAACTATCAATACAGTTTTAACAATACCAACTCAACTATCAGAAAAAACAGATATAAAATTATCTGTGGTTGCGTCGGCTACTGGGGTTGTAACAACCACCATGCGCGGATGGATTGAGGACGCTGATTAAATGATACTGAATTTAATTTCACTTGCTAATATAAAAACTCAGCTGGGCATAGCGTCAGGGACAACAACCTATGACGCGGCTATAACTGCATTGATACCAATAGTAAGTTCAGACATAAGAAGGATTTTAAACAGCAGTTTTGACGATTATGTTTCAGCTTCTTTTGTTTCGGGTTCGACTACTATTGCAATCAGCACTAAGAAGTTTTATACAGAGGTATTGACTAAGCCGCCTTATGAACTCGGTCAAGTAGTCTATCATCCATATATACCGGTTGATACTTATTTATCATCATATAACCCTTTAACTGGATATTACACGCTTTCAGCGACAACAACGGGAGACGGGGACTATATAAACCCGACTATTAAACTGTCAATGTTTCCCACTATATCTAAGATGATATGGTATAAATACAGTAAGCAGAATTATACGGATTCAATCGCAAGGGGTATATCGTCAGAGTCATACGGTCCGGTTTCAATTACTTATTCTGATAAAGAAATAAACCGTCAGTTTGACTATCCACAAGTTTTAATAGATGATTTAGGCACTCCCTTTTGTAGGGTAGGTTAAATAATATGAGTGTAGAGGCTGGAAAATGAAATGGAACAAATGCAAACTTTTGATATTATCATGTTACTTTGTCGCATTCAGTTGTTTTTGTTCGGCTGCATTTTTACCTCAGGGTCTCAAATTATTAAGGGACAATTCAAAATTTCAGAAAGTCTCAGCAGACACAAAGGTAAATGTCGAGAGCGCAATTGCACAGACAGACAAAAAGAAAAAGAAGAAGCCACAGCCAAAAATATCAGGCGATAAGATAGCGGTAAATGAATGATTGCTGAATTACTAAATAATCAAAAGTCATACGACATTTTGTTTTATAAAGAAACAAGAACGATTACAAATGGTATTCTTGGTGATCCGTCTTATACACTTTATAAAACAATAAAAGGTATTTATTGGAAGGCTTCAGGAAATAAAAATAATGTTTCTGAAAAGTTTAAAGAACAGGTTTCAGCGGTAGTTATAGTCGATCCTTTATCAATATCAGAATCAGAGATTGAAACTGATATGAAAATAACTGTAACTGGTTTCGGAGATTATCGGCTTGTTTATGCTGATGACATCGGCGGTCAGGGAAAAGTTTTACAATTGAATTTGAAGGAATGGCAATGATAGAAATTACTAGAAATCCGGACGTTTTAAAAGTCATCATTGAAGGTGTAGAAAAAGGCTTGGCGACTATATGTTCAAATGTTAGAGGGCAAGCGGTTTCACTCGCTCCGGTTGATACTAATTTGCTTAAGAACTCAATCACATGGAAGACTTCAAAGTCCGGCGGTGGTGGTGACTGGTCGGGATTGCCTGAGCCAAAGGTTATGGAGGGATATGTAGGAACTCCGGTTGAATATGCAGTTTATCAGGAGTTCGGGACACGCAAAATGAGACCACAGCCATATCTAAGACCGGCAATAGCAATTAAAGCACTTGGAAGAAGAGGCGCGGATGTTATGATTGAAAGACAAAATGAAGTAGCTAAAGGGAAATTAACACCGGGCAACATTTCAAGTCGTGAAACTTTCGGAGTGGGGAATTTAAAATAATGTTCGGAGCAACTGAAATATACACCGCTTTAAATGTGGTAGGAATAACAAATTTACTCGATACATACGGGGCCGGTAAAGCTCTATTTAATGATTCTTTAATACCTGATAATTTCACAGGTAAGAAGTCTATTAACTTTTATTTAATATCTCCAATAATCGGAGCGAGTGAATTAGAAGAGTATGAATATTCAGTAAATTGTAGAGCAGCGACTTTTGACAAATCTTTAACAATGGCTTATACCGTGCATTCGGCACTCAATAGAGTGCATGGAATAGATAGTTTTAAATTAAGCTCGGTATTACAAACGATACCGCCACAAGATTCAACGGATGTTTATAATACTCCGATTTCAATAAAATTAAAAATGAGGTAAGACAATGCCATCACAGACCACCATAACAAGTTACGTTTATTTTCCGGACGGGGCGAAAGTATCCGTTAAAGAATCGGGTGCAGTTTCATACACCGATCTCGGAGCCATAGAAAACGCAGTAACAGCGACACTCAATTATGATGAATCACAGATTGAGACAGCAAACGCAGGGAAACTTGCAAAGCGAATTAAGAACATGACTATTGCAGGAGCTTTTAATTTAATCAATTTAGACCCTGCAAATATTGTCAGATTGGGTGGTGGTCTTTTCACCAGTTCAACTACAGCGGCAAGCGCAAATACTACCGCGCCGGTTCAGGTTATAGCGGCTAACTGGAATGACAATATTAAGTATGAGCTTATAATGCTTGAAAGCTCTTCTGACAGCACAAAACTTAAATTGAGCGCAAAGCCGACATTGACAAGCGTTACTCTTGATGCTGGTGGTTCTCCTGAAGTTTTGGCAGAAATCGGAGCAGGAGCAGGCGGTGATTATATGGTTGTTGCCGATGCCAATAGCTATTCTGGTTGGTCAATTATTTTCAACTCCACCGGCATGACTACAGGTACACCAAAAGCAAAAGCAATAAGCATTGACTATGGTTCAAATACTCCGGTTGCAAAAACTACTATTCACTGCGGTTCTTCAGGTGCCACACTTGCAGCCTATGCAATGAAAATAACTCACACTGACAGTGCAAGCAAAGTCAGAGAGCTCGAACTTTATTCAGTAGATGCAAATAGTGGCGGGTTCGCTTTTAACTTTAAAGGTGCAAATGAAGACGGTGTGGAATCTCTACCTCTTACATTTACGGCTAAACTCGATAGTACATTAACCGATGGAAGACAGCTTTTCGCATTTAGTGTTGACAACGGAGCACAATAAATAATATAAATATTGTAGCCTGTTAATTCAGGCTACAATAAAATAGAACTCAACGGAGATTATAATGTCAAAAAAGATTGAATATGAATTGAATTGCAGAATCAAGGGCAAGAAGTTAATCAAGAAAATTGAAATTGATTTCATTCCGAATCAGCGTCACGAAGACTTTGCAAAAATACAATCTGAAATTATAGACGTTCAGAGAAAGTGGAACCACATAAAAGCACTACAGGAAGAAGTAAGTCTTTTACTCAACGATAAAGAAAACAATACAATAGAAAACATAAAAATATTTAAAGACAAGATTGAAAAAGTATCTGAAGAAATTAAACAAATTTCAGGCACTCGAATACTTGAAAGAAGATTTAAGCTCGTTAAAAATATACTTATTGATAATGGATATGGTGATGAAGCTGATTTAATGAGCTGGGATTTTTGGAATAATTCAGTTGAGCCTGCGACTATAAATGAGTTTCTGGAAATTGCAGTTTATAAAGACATAGATACTAAAAAAAAAGTGGTTCATTAAAGATTAAAGAATTTCATGTTGATCGGTTAATTGCTGCACTCAACAAATATTACAGACCGATAACAAGTGAAGAATACTGGTTGAAAATGGATATACCCGCCACGAACAACGCCGTTGCGGTTGCAGGGTTTCCAAAGGAAGTAGAAGACTGGATATGGGAATTAGAGCGAAAACCTTTTTCAATATTTTAAGGATGTGATAAATGGCAAGTTATGAAATAGGTCAGTTAGTATGGAAAATATCAGGTGATACATCCGGAATAGATCAGTCACTTAAAAAAACTGAATCGAGTTTTTCCAAAATAGTAAACACTGCCAAAGGTTTTTTGGGCATAGGACTTGCAGCCGGTTTTCTATCAATTGCTAAGTCCGCATTAAAGGGCGCGTCTGACCTTGAACAGCAGAACGTTGCATTTACCGTATTACTTGGATCTGCCTCAAAAGCAAAAGCCCTTATGGGTGAACTCCGTGACCTTGCTACATTTACACCATTCTCACAGTCAGATTTAATACAGAATGCTAAACTGCTTTTAAACTTTGGTGTTGCCGGAAAAGATGTAACCGACACACTTTCAAGACTCGGAGATGTTGCGAGTGGAGATGCTAACAAGCTAAGTTCTTTAACCCTTGCATTCGCTCAGGCTTCATCCGCTGGAAAGCTCACAGGTCAAGACTTATTACAAATGATAAACGCCGGTTTCAACCCTCTTCAGGAAATATCAGCAAAGACCGGAAAGTCGATGGCTCAACTCCGCAAAGACATGGAAAACGGTCAAATAGGAATAGATCAGGTAAAAGGGGCTTTTATAACTGCCACTTCAGAGGGCGGGCGTTTCTATCAAATGAATCAAAAGCAATCTCAAACCCTTGCCGGTCAATGGTCAACCCTTGGCGATAATGTAGAGGTATTTTTAACTAAACTCGGACAAATAGAATCAAAGCCGATAAAGGAACTTGTCGGAAATTTAAACGAATTATTGACACTAATAAACAAGGGATCTTTTGACTTTGGGCTATTAGGAGATGCAATAGAATTATCTTTTAAGCCGTTAAATTTACTCGTTTCCGCATTGACCGAAATAGGTAAATCGCTCGAAGTCGGTTCAACTGAAACTGAAAGATATACTTCAGAATTAAAAAGACTTGAAGAAGAAGAGCAAAGATATATTAAATTAAAAGTTCCTGCGGATTCTAATGATATTAAAAATTTACGTGAAAAAATATCACTCACAAAAGATTTAATAAGGAATAGTCTAGTACCCACTGCTGAAAATGAACTTGAATCTTGGAAACAGAGAGGGATTATATCTGCTGATGTTCAAAAGGCAGAGATAAAAGGCACAAAAGAATTATCAGCAGAACAGAAAAAATGGGCTCAAGAAAGAAGGTCTTTACAGCAATCAACATCTGATTTTGTTAAACAAAATACTCTTTCTGAAACTGAACTAATAAAAGCAGAATTTGAAGAACGGCAAGCGGCTTATAAAAAATATAGTCTCACAACTCAAAAAGACATAGCGGCACTTTCTGATTATGCTATTATCACAAATCAGAGAATAAAAGATTCCGAACAGCAACAATATTTAGAAAGAATTGCAAACTTTAATTCATACGCGCAGGCAGTTGGAAGTCAGATAACGGGTTTACTCTCTGCATTTCAGGGTCTATTCGCGGCACGTGCAAAAGCTGATATTGACGCACTCGATGCACAGATGGAAGCTGAACTTGAAGCCGCCGGAGTCGCTGAAGAAACTCAGGTTGAACAGGCACAGAAAGAATATGACGCGGCAGTCGCCTCGGCGAACGCTCTGGCAATAGTTGAAAAGAAACGCGCACTTGACAAAGCCACTATTGAAGAAAAATACGCAAAGAAAAAAAGACAGATGGAATATGAATCTGCCCACACTCAATGGGAATTTCAAAGAGCACTTGCAGTTATTCAAGGATCAATGGCTATACTTAACGCATACGCCGCAGGGGCTAAGTTCGGTCCTATTGTAGCCGGTATTTTTGCGGGGGTAGCTGCGGTGGTTACAGGCGTTCAGGTTGCCGCTATACAAGCCGGAGAGCCACAGCCCCCTAAATTTGCAGGCGGTGGAATTATACCCGGCTCTATGCAAGGGACAACTATCATAGCCGGAGAGAACAACAGAACTGAACTTGTTTCAAATCCTGACCAGATGGCTAATATATTAAATGCAATCGGGAACGGTGCTGGAGTTATTCGTGGAGATAAAGAAAATCAAAGCGTAATAAATATATATCTTGACGGGGATATGATTTATTCTAATCTCTACAGGGACAGCAAAAACGGACGTGTCCAGATTGATGAGCGGGCGATAGTGCGATGATTAAATATTACTGGATGGCACGATATTAGATGGTTATATAAGAATTACGCCAAATATGCGACAATAACGGCAAGCAATGAATCCGCTATGGGGTTCAGTGACGCTTTTAAAGACTCACGATTAAGCCGATATGGAAGAACTACCGGAACGACTACCGATATACATGTTGATTTAGGCAGTCAATATTTTTTATCATATATCGCATTACTTGGAACTAACCTCTCTCAATATGCGACTATAATAGTATATGGAAATACTTCAAATGATTTTACCGGATATTTAGTATCATATGCATTAACACCGGCGGTTAATATTATTGACGTTATATCGGATGAAGATTATAATTCTGGTTATTTCAATCTTGTCGGTGCAGATTTTCAATACATCGGCGGCAACGCTTCACCTACTAATTTTGATTATTTCCTTACCGATGAATTTGGAAATCAAATAGTTGATGAATTTGGAAACTCTGTATATGGTTTTATCTGGGTAATAGATACAACTGTTTATGATGTTACGGATGAGTTTGTAAATCAGATATGGGGAAACATTTATTCTTCTGGTTATAGATACTGGAAAATATCAATTAGTGATCCGTTAAATTCAAGTGGTTACATTGAAATAAGTAAACTTTATTTCGGAGATTATTTGCAATTGCCGGGAATGTCAAGAGATCAGAAAATCCCAAAAGCCTCCACAAGCAAAGTGACAGAGTCAACCACTGGGCAATCTTACGGAGACAAGGGAATCACTTACAACTATGGTTCAATAACTTTTCCGTTTGTTGATGATGATGAGAAACTGCAAATAGATACCGCATTCGATGTAATAGATAAAGTCGAGCCTTTTATCATGATGATATGGGAAGAGGAGCTTGACGTTCAACCTGCTATTTATTCTTTGTTGACAACTGACCTTGACTGGCAGAGAATACCGGAGACAACTCCGAGAGTATGGTCGTTAAATTTTGGATTCAAGGAGACATTTTAAATGTTAATACAAATCAATAAAGAAGTTGAATGTTGGTTCCCGATTGATGGATATAATGGATTTTATGAAATAAGCAATCTTGGAAATGTTAAAAGTCTTGGAAGAAAAGTACCAACAAAAGATGGTAAAATAAAGCATTTGAAGGAAAAAATATTAAAACCGCAAAAAGATGAAGCCGGTTATTTACACGTCGTACTGTGCAGAAAAAACATAAAAGACATAAGAAATGTCCATAGATTGATATGTGAATCATACCTTAAAGATGAAAATAAAAAAGGTCTTATAGTAAATCATAAGAATGGAATAAAATATGATAATCGTTTAGACAATCTTGAATTTGTAACATACAGCCAGAATATAAAACACGGATTTGATGTTCTTGGAAGAAAAATAGAAATGAAAACGCTTATGAAAAAAGTATCTAACTATGATCTTGACGGTAATAAAATTGGAACTTATAAATCAATAATGGAAGCATCAAGAATGACCGGAACACACGAAAGAAATATATCTTTTTGCATAAATAACCATAGAAAAACAGCAAACAAATTTATTTGGAAATTGGAGCGATAACATGTCCGGAAGCCGTTTAAATAATTATTCAAGCATTGACAGCAACATTCTGGAAATGCAACTAACCGAAGATGCAAGTTTTATCGGGCAACATACAGTTTCGTTGACCAACTATAAAACAACAACCATTCCACAGATTGCAGCCGGTTCAAAGGTGGAAGTCTCTGGCGCGCTTTACGGTTTCAGTTCTGCGGAGTCTATCGGGGGCAGTGCTTCAGATGGTGTAAATTACATTGTCATTATACCAAACACGACAACTTGTACAGCCGAATGGAGACAAACGGCTCCTACATGGTCGGACGCTAAACAGGGGTATTACGGAACTGGTGGAAGTGCTAATTATAGATACCTTAATTTTAAGATTACTAAGGTAGGAACAAGTTATACAAAACAGGTTTATTATTATGATGATAATGTTGTATTAAATCAAGCAGATATCACAACAGCTAATATCTTAACCGGAGTTATAGACTCATTAACCGTAACCGGAGATACAAATCTGTCATCTGGTAAAAAAATCTATTATGATGGAGTTGGTCATTTCGGTTATGACATAACTGGTCAAGTAATGCGTTATAAAAATGTTAGTGTCGCAACGAATTCGTCTGGAATGGGATACGTTGCACATGGAATAGCAAATGGAAAAAGCAATATAATAAGAAATATATCCGGTATAACTGGAACGGTATCTGATATAGCTAGAGGTGTAATAAATTCGTCATTGATAACATTCAATGACACAAATATATACATAACTGGATCAGCTGCATCTACGCTTCACATATTTAATATTGAGTATTGGGCCTAATGTTTACAGATAATAAAAAACAGAAAATAATACTCTATGAATACGGAATACCTAACCGAGTTCATGGGTTTATAAATTATTCCGGTGGGATTTATCAATCTCCAATATCTCCGGGTGTAATTGTAGTCACAGACGATAACGCAAACACCGGATATTATACAAATCAAAACGCTGTTATTTACAACGTGCAATCCATAACAGTCGATAATATGATTTACACTAAAGTCTTGTCAATTGCGGCACTTTACACACAAGACCGATCATGGTATTATGATAGCGTTACGACAATATTATATGTCAGATTTGCAAACTATGATCCGCCACTATCTAAAGAAATCTACATAGGTATTGTTTACGGTTACAGCAAAGGATTATCTGATCCTGTTTTCGGTGATAAATACTATGAACAAAGAATTGAGTCTATTTTCGGAGTTAAGAAAAGCAAAGACCCGTTATTTTTCGGATTGCTTAAATTCTCATCCGGTTCTGTAAAACTGATTAACACCGATGGAGCGCTTGATAATTGGGGCAATCTCAATTTATTCAGGCAACCATCTAAAATACTAATCGGAGAGGAGGGAGACACATACAGTGCATTAAAGCAGGTGTTTACTGGTATTATCGGGAATTATTCTTACTCATGGGATTCGATATCAATTAAGAATGATGATATCCGGTCAAACTTAACTAACCCGATACCATATAATCAATATTTAGTTGCTGATTATGCTCAATTAAATACTTCAAATGTGGGAAAATATAAGCCTATTGCTTATGGAGACATTAGACACGGAATCTGTATTTGTGTTGATGAGATGACAACACCGGCACCGTTAACATATACATTTAGTTTTATGGATATTGAACATTATAGACCGACATCAACAGATAAAATATATGTAGAGGAGGTTGATGTCACAGCAAGTGCGGTTGTAACACTTGCAACTGCAACATTTACACTTCCAGCGGCAACGGTTGACGGAAAATTTTCAGATGTTACTATTACATTCAGAGGTGCTGATTTAGATAATGGAGTCGAGATAATAAAAGATATTATGCTCAAATATGCGGATGTTTCGTATATCGCTTCAAACTATGATTTAACCGAGGTAGCCGCTGCGGTAACGGTCGCAGGGGCAAGAAATACATCTTTATACGCTCATGAAAAGCAAGCTCTTAATAAGGCAATAGAACAACTCTGCATAGACATTGACGGTTTATTTTTCGCCAAAGACAACGGTCTTTATACTGTCAGAATATACAGTGCAATCCGTACACCGGTTAAAACTATTTATAAGTATCAATGGAAAAGTGAACCTGATATAACAAACGATACAGATGAGTTTCTATCATCAGTTGATATTGATTATTCAAAAAATCAAAAATCAGGCGATTACATTACATACACAAATACTGTCTATGAATCTGGTGTAATTGACCTATATCATTCGACGCAATCGAAGACGATAAAAACAGGCTTGACGGATTCGGCATCTGCTGATTTAAAATCAGAAGTAATAATGTCAACCTCTAAGCAGATTAAAGACATAGTTACACGATCAACTACTTTTGAACATTATGATTTAGAGATTATGGATTTTGTTTATGCAGATCCAAAATGTAGAATCAGCGGAACTGAATCACTTTCAATATGGGAAGTGATCGGAATTGATAAAAATTTAGACAATTGGAATATCAAATTAACATTAAGATATATTTCAGAAATACCAACATAGGAGAATTACAATGGCAAATAAGACAATAAACGATTTCACGCTTAAAGTTAACCCTGCTACAACGGACAGTATTTTAATACAAGAATCTGGAGGAACAACAAAACGATCATATGCAATAGGAAGAGGGCTGGGAGGAGTAGCGTCTAATACAGCATACGGAGTCGGAACTCTTGCAAGTTCAACTAGTGGAGCAGCAAACTGCGCTAACGGAGAGTATTCATTGTCATCTTTAACAACTGGTACGGGTAATTCAGCATATGGAGCTAGTTCACTTCTTGCTACAACTACAGGAGGATTAAATACTGCCATCGGTCTTCAAGCGGGAGATACTCTCACCACTGGATCAAATAACTCAATGATAGGACATAACGCGCAACCCTCTGCCGTTGGAGTATCAAATGAAATAACGCTTGGTAATGCTTCAGTTGACAAATTAAGATGTCAGGTTGATGTTACAGTGTTATCGGATGAAAGAGATAAAACTGAAATAGAAGAGATTGATTGTGGACTATTATTCATAAAAGAATTAAAACCAAAAAAGTATAAGATGAATCCGCGCGAAAGATACGAAGGCGTAAACGATGGAAGCAAAAAAGATAAAAACTTTAAAGTCGGATTTATCGCTCAGGAATTAAAAGAAGCTCAGTTAAAAACAGGAACAGAGTATTTTGCACTTGTATCTGAAAGTAATCCCGACAAGCTAGAAGTTACATACTCTCATTTATATCCTGTTATAGTCAAAGCATTACAGGAATTACTTGTAAAAATTGAAATCTTAGAAACTAAGATAGCAAAATTACAAAAATGAACTATTCATTTATGACATTAAAAGCCTTAATGATTGATTATAACCAGTTTAAGAAATCAAACTTGCAACCAGCGATTATGAAAGTATTAAACTGTGATTATGAAACAGCATTTGAGCTTGGAAAAAAACACTGTAATTTAATTTCTACATGGGCGATTTTGCTATCACTTGAAGTTTATAGTAAAAGTTATGAATCGTTTTTTCGTGAACTCAGAAAAAAAGGTCTATGCTCTGAAAAAGGCGATATGTATATTGACAAGCCTGAACTTTTTGAGAGACTTGGAATTAAATGTAATATCATTAAATATGATTCAATCCCTCCAGAGATAAAAGCCGGTGATTTATTTCAGATTGCAATAAATGACAAAAGTCACTTTATGGCATCTGCGGGAGCTGAAGATGGAAATATTTATTTGTTTGATACTAATAATCGTCCATATGGCGCGGATTTAATAGACGCATTGTCTGTCAAAAATGATAAAATTACATGGTTGAAACGATACGAGAGGGCAATATAATGAAACTATTAAAAGCAATGTATGAAAGTTTAGGCAACTCAAAATCACAGAGATTCTGGAGATTATTTTTAATCATGTGTTTAATTTCAGCAGTTTTAATTGTGGGATTTTACACCGATGCAATTAACATCGCTTTTAATTTTGGATCTGATGCAGTCAAGGCGGTAGTTAATGAATAGCCCAATAGTAAACACGGTTAAAATACCTGCTGAAATTTGGTGTAGAACATGCGGATATTTTCGCCCGATTGTAAATCAAAATAAAGGTAAAGCTGAAGAGTTCAGGGAAAGAATAAATCTTAAAACACCGGATAACTTAAATGGATAAAACACAATGGCGTATAATAATAATGTTTTCACTTTTGGCTTTAATGTTCGCAATGCTGTGCGGGTGCCAACAATCTCCGAAACGTGAAAACTATCAATCTGAATTATCTTTTATGCTTGCTGATTGCAATTATAGAAATCAGCAAAACCCTTTAGCATGTGTAGAGCTTGCAAAGAGATATAATCAAAGGGATCTGAATAAAGAACAGCGCGAAATATTGAGCTTCTGCAAAGATAAGAATAATTATCCAGACGGATGGGATAACGAAAAGTGTAGAATGTTTTTAAAGCAGCGTGATTAAACTGATGTATATCAAATTCATATATAAACTCCTATTCCAACTCCCCCTTTAATCGGGGGGAGTCCTTTTTTTACTTAACAAGAATTATATTCCATCCAGTTATATTTAATATTATCTTTATAATTAAAATATTAAAAACCCCGATAATAAAACCATATATGATAATGTAATAGAAATGTTTTTTCATTTTAGTAACTCCAATCTTTTTTTGTAATACTCTCTGTTATATTTCTTAATGTATTCTAAATTATCTAATTTCCATTGATGGTTTCTTTCTTTTTCTATCTCAATGTTTTTATCTCTCCATTTTTTAAATGCTTTTTTATTTGCATTCTTGCATTTATCAGATTGAAGGTACTTGCTTATTGATATTTTACCTTCAGCAGAAACACAATAAATGTCTTTTGAAATCTGAGCGTTTACGGCTCGACACTCAGAACAAACCCGACAATATTTATCAAGCTCTCTGCCACATTCACAGTATCTTAATTTAACAAGCATTCCACTAACTCCGGTACTTTTGAATTACAATGACAACTGCAACAAAATGCAGCCGTTGCCATATCTGTAAATAGTCCTTTTGTATTTTCCGACATCACTGAATTAAATTCAAGTATTACCGGCGCACTGCATTTAATGCAATTATACTCCACTAATTCTTTTGTTAAATTACCGTTCTCAATAACTCCGACTATTTTCATTTCTTCCCTCTAAATTGCGGAAGAAATTCTTTCAGGGCTTGAATTGCTAAATAAAGTTTGTTCATAGCGGTTACTGATTCAATTAAATTAGCGTTATGACTGGAGTATGATTTATATAATTCTTCCGCTTCATCAACCATGTTTTCAAGTTCTGCTTTGCGGATGTAACCGTTGTTTTCCATACTTCTTATAAAAAAATCGGGTGTAGTAGGTTTATAATTAAGAATACAATCTTCATGTATTTGTCTTGCCATATCTTCTGTCATTTGTATTTTTTTCATTGGGTTCTCCTCACAATATTTTTTTGTAAATCTCTATAATCTTTTTATCGGATATTACCTTTACACCTTTAGCATAATTTATTAAATTACTTTCAGTTATTTTAGTTTTTTTTGATATCAACTTTCTGTTTTCTTTCATACTAATAAAGCACATAAAGTCTTCTCTCAATCCTTTTAAATCAAGATCAATCTTTTCTATTATTTTTTTATTCATTTTTACCTTTCCAATACCCTATTTTATAACATAAAAATAATAATGCAAAATTTATTATTAAATACATTATAATTTCCACGATGTTCATTTCTTTCCTTCATAATAACCAGATTCCATACGGTCAAAAGTGCGTTTCTTTTTATTATCATATTCCTGTCTGATAAAAACAGATTCTACGTAAAACTGATCGCATAGAAATTTTATATCCGCAATTTCAGCATTTCCACCATAATAATCATTCTTCAAATACTTTTCCAGAAATTCCGCGCACTCTTCGGCGAGCTTTTTAACTTGATTTTTCTCCCCGAAATGGTTCATCACTTTTTTAAGATCTTCTTTTTCTTCATCTGAAAACATTATTTATACCGCCCTAAACATTCTTTTAATTTATCGCGGAGTTTAATTTCAATCACTGAATTATCGATGATATAATTAACTTCATCTATTAGCTTTTTTATGTCAGTTTCGGGCTTTAATAACTCAATCACTGGTTTTTCTTTTTTAGGTCTGCTCATTTTACTTAACTCCTGATTTTAAAACAACAATTTCAGAATATAATTCTTTGATAGTTGTTTCGTTTTGTTTCAATGCGTTCATAATAAATTTAATATTGCGTCGTTCTTCATGTCTGGTAATATACCAGACTAACAGAGTCCATGCGATAAGTCCGATAAAATAAATCATTGTTCTTTATCCTCCATATTTTCTATATTTTCTATTATTAAATCATAATATTCACAAACAAAACTATCATCAATATCAAATTCTTTTTCATCTTTACCTTTTGTAATAATCAGTTTAGCGTTTTCTTTTAACCAGTCTATCTCCGCCGGTTCATCAGGATAGCAGTTTTCAGGGAGTGCAGAAGTGACTCCCCTTTCAGCGGGAATAAAAGAAATATCTTTAATTCTGATAAATAAATTTTCGCCTATTTCAACTTCTACTAATGGAATAATTATTTTTTTCATGTTGTATCTCCTTTTGTTTTAATAAAATAACATTATAAAAAATTACATAAAATAACAATTTTTTTACAATCGTTATTTTTATCAATTTCACCAACCTTTATTTCACCATATGAAACATGTTTATAGTTATCGTCTGGAATAGCACCAGACTGCACCAAAGCATCACAAAAGAACTTATCTACAATCGACAATACATTCATCAAGTCAAAAAGCCTCTTGTCACAGGGGCTTACAGTGTAGCTGATGACAACGCTTTGAAACTTCATTTTTAAGAGTTCAGGATATAACCTGTATAGATTTTCCTTAAAATTTATCTTTGCCTGATTAAGTGTATAGTGATGAGTGTTTCTGTATATATTTAGATTTAATGCAAATCGCTTATTATTTACAGTTACATAATCATCTACTAAAAAGATATATTCAATCATTTTATAAAATCCAGTATATGGCTTATAACGTCTATAGTCCATCCGTTTCCGAGCATTTTATAACGCTGTGAATTTGAAACATGATTAGTATAATTATCCGGGACCGTTTGAAGTCGTTCGCATTCTATTGGTGTTAGTTTTCGCCAAGAAACATGGTCTATGCTTATTTTCGGCTCACGATTACCGCCGCCGCAAGTATTCATACAAGATGATTTTCCCTCTATGCTATAAACTCTTTTATTTGATTCATTCCCTGAAATATCAGCTTGACCAACTTCAATACATAAACTATCTTTACTCACACTCGTTAAAGCATCTGACTTTCCGGTTTCATTTATTTCTAATCGTTGTTCAGTTTTTACAAACACTGTACTCAAATCATCGGCATTACTTGTCAAAAGACAATTTGCTTTCCCGTTATTATTTGGTTTATAAATTTTTGAATCTATATCTCTCTTAGTGCTGTCTTTTCCGGTTTCCTGTTTTATTTTACGGCGGGTTTCTTTTCCATGCTCCGATCTTGTTTCAGTAAGCATAAAAGGCGTTTCGGTATTTTCAGGTATAATTATTGGTTTCCCGTTACGTCCACGGAATGCGCCGCCTGTGATGACTAATTGCCGTCTTGATTTATCCTGGTAATTTTCGACAGATGAACCTTTAAAATAATTAGCGTCCAGGCAATAAGATTTATCTCTGTCAGTCATTGCGTTCTCTATTATATCTTTCAACAAAATCCCTTTATCTTTCGGCTGCGTGACTCCTGGTATATTTGTCCAGTACAATCTATTTCTATTTTGAGCAGAAACTAGAGCGGAATTTATCTGAATTGGTTCTAATCTGCCAGTCCGGAATAATTCTCCTTGACTTACACACTCTGGATATATATCTCCGAGTATCGACGAAATAACATCGTTGTATTCTTTTTTCATAACAACATTTTCAAGTAAAAAATATTTTGGTTTATAATATTTTAAAATATCTACAAAAGTAAAAAATAATTTGCTGCGTTCATCTTCAAAATTTAATTGCTTTCCAGCAAAAGAAAAACCCTGACAAGGTGAACCGCCGATGATAATATCAGGTTGCTCGATATTCCAGTTTTCCCATTCTGTAATACTGCCAAGCTGTACAGTATCGGGATAATTTTTCATGGTAACTTGAATTGCATATTTATCAATTTCACTTGCATAATATTTTTCAACCGGAATACCGGCACGTTGTAAAGCAATTTGACCGCACGACATTCCGTCGAAACAGGATAATATTTTCATCTCTTATTCTTCACAACCGGCAATTTAAAGAATATAATCCCGATTCATTTACGAGCCACATATCCCGATTTTGACCTGATACGAAAAATTTTCGCAGTAGCTTTTCATCTCCATCAAGTCTTTCTAATGTTTTTGAAACGTCGGTTAATTCCAGAATATCGCAGATGTCTTTAGCTAACCAGTATGGAACATCGTCTATTAAAATGGTGTTTACTTCTTTAGTAAATTTGTCTTCACAGGTGTAATTAAAAATTTGTATCTGACTCATATTGAACCGCCTTAAAATAAAAAAGGGATAAGATTAGCTATCCTGACCGATTCGCTAAAAATATCCCTTTTGAGATTTTAAAATTGTACGCATCCGGTCAGGTAGTGCCTACAATCTCTTTGTTCATGAACAATAGAGAAACTGTTATATATTGTCAACAAAAATTTAAGGTAATTTTAAAACTTGCAATGACCTGTGAACATTTGAGCTGTAATAAATATAACCTTTTTTAGAAAGTGAATCAAGGTTTATTTCCAAAGATACATTATTTAATCCGGTCCCGTCTGAAAGTCCTTTCATGGTCGGCGGTTTACCAAAATCTTTTTTGTAATTGATAATGAAGTTTAAAATGTTTGATTCTACTATGTCAAGATTTTTCAATATGCCCCCTCTTTCAAGCAATTAGTTTCTTCGATTATTTTATCAATTAAAGCGTCTCTCTCCAAAGGCTTAAAAAATATGTTTTTTGAATCGTTGCATTTCAAGCTACATACTCCGGATAGATTTAATTCATTATCAAGAATAAAATCATTAACCCATTTTCGAGAACGGTCTTTTCTGTACTTTTCCCAGATATAAACCATTATGTGCAATTCTGATCCCTTGCCGGATTTTATTTTATGAGCAACCTGCATTGTATTATAATGCTGAACATGCAACCCGCAAACTTCACATCTGTAATTATTTCTTGTAAATACGCTGTCTCTTATTTCTGAATTCATTTTAAAACCTTATCCCTTAACATTTTATATTCCTGATTGTCACTTATCGGAATTGAACCGCCTATTTCTTCAAGCATTGTATCGCAAAATGTGAAATAGTCTTTTGTTTCTTTTTTGGTAAACTTTGACATAGATGGAACGTAACCGGATATTATCTTTTTAATTAAACCACCAATTCTTATATCGTCGGTTATAACCCTCGAAGACGACTGATGTTTTACTGGTATATCATCAAAGTTAGCGACACCATAAAAATAATGTCCAGTTTGTCTGTAAATCCATTCAGGTTTTAAAATAAACTCATGTGCATATTGATTATTACTCTCTCCAAGGGCTTCAGTCAATGCCGGCAATATTAAGCCCCGGTATAGCCTATGACTCGCAGATGAAATATTATCTGTTATAAAACTTAAACATTTTCCATTCTTAATATTTATATTTTTGCAATCTTTTGTCAGACATTCAGGGCATTCATGTTTATACATTTTTTACCTCATTCAATACAGCAAATTCACCCCGCATTTTAAGTGCTATTTCATTATATTTTAGTGCGGCTTCTTCTTCAGTTAAAAATGATCCTAAATTTATTTGTTTATCATTATCGCCTTTAATATATGCTTGAAACCTATTATGGTCTTTTCGTACGCCTCTGTATTTATTTTTACTACCTTTTAATTTTTTACTATTAAATAAATTTTGACGTCTTGTGCATATTCTCAAATTTGATTTGCAATTATTTAATGGATTTCCATCTATATGATCAACAACCATATCATCAGGGCAATTCATTATGTATCTATGCAGTAATATCCCGCCTCTTATGTTATTTATCCATGTATCATGCTTAATATATGTTGCTCCATGTTTTCTTCTTGAAGCGTTCCATTTATATTTCATTACCTTTTCAAAATCTTCTCCGTCAATAAAAAAATATTCATCGTGATCTTTTGTAGTATTTAATTTAATTGCTATCATTATTCTACCCTCTTAAAAATATTAGCATCAATAGCGTTTAATCTATCATCTGATATTAAAATCTTTTCACGGTCGCCGATTATAAACGCGGGCTTTTCAAACTTTCTTGATGACTCACCGTATATCATTTTCGGAGGGTTATTTGTCGGAACTGCTTTTTTGTAAGCGTCTATGAATTGTTTTCGATGCAGCCCCTCATATTCAGGATTGCGTTGGCAAAAACATATCCAACCCCCGATTGATTCAAGTGCCTGTTCAGCTCTGTTATTGCTTATCATAACATTATCAAGAGAGTTTCCCGATCTGCTTATTTTGTCATACCACTCATTAGCTTCAATGTCAAGGTTTACTATTGGGAAAAACTCTTCAAAGTCAGCAGGAGAGGGCGGTGTTTTAAATTTAGGGTTTACTTTTATTATTATCGTTTTGAATACACCTTCAAGTTCTGATTCTTTAAAGCGGTCTTGTATGTATTCAAAAGTCATACGCTCTACAAGTTTAGAGGAGTACTCTCCATAGTATTCTGATATAGCTTTTATAAATTCTATATGTTTCATTTTATACCCCTAAAATAAATCTGGTTTTAGTTCTTTAATTTTTTTCGTTGTCGTAGCATTTAACTTTTTAAAATCAATAATCGGGTTATTAAATTCTTTTAGTATACTCCATGACTCTTCTTTTACCAAGCAATAAAAAACTACTCCTAAAAGTTTAGGAATAAATTTTGGACTCCACCCGCCGGATTCTAATATTATTTTTGAATATTCTTTTTCAATCAATGTATTTGTAATAAACTTTTCAACAATCTTTTCTTCAATACCGGATTTACATTTTATTTCTGCAATTCCAAACATTCCATTTTTACTATGGTTTTCTTTAAATTCATTTTTGACTATCTTTGACCATGTTACACGCCCAAAGCAATTTTTATAATCATAGTTTTTAATTACAATTCCTTCACCAGTTCCCATGCCGTCTTTTATGAGATAAATATTTTTATCAAGTAATTCAATCAGTTTTTCGGTTGTTGGATTTTTGACTTTGCAAATTGCCGGAATATATTCTAGATTATATTTTTCAAGCAATTTAATATATGTTTCATAATCAAGATACTCATCATTATACATTATATCAAAAATATAAAACTTTCTCCATGATTCATCTCTATATGTTTTTATTGTATGAGGTACAAGCCATTCGCCATATAAAATATAATCGGGATTATCATTAAATAATTTAATTATATTTTCTTGTTTTAAAACCCACTGATAAAATCCTGCGTTATCAGATTCAATTTCTAATTCTCTATTTCTTGAACCGGCGCAAATTTCACCGTTAGACATCCATATACTCCCATTTGTGCCGTCAATTTTTGGGAATACATAACACATACCTATTTCTATTCCTCTGGTTTCAATGGTATCGTGTTTTTCTACGTGTTGGTATTTTTTGAATTCGCTCATCTTTCATACTCCTTTAATCTGTCTTCTATTGCTTGATGATCTACTTTATTTTTAGGTAAGTCCTTGCTTAATATTTCATCATTCCAGCAACAACCATTTAAATACGTTTCAGGATTTTTTCTGTACTGTTTATCCGGTGTTGATTTTACATATCTTTCTACATGGTCAAAAATTAGTAAATAAGTATCAGGTTTAATCTTTTTCCATTTCTTTTCACATGATGCCCTTTCAACTTTTTTATCGTATGCGTTCCAGAAAGTTTCAAAACTATAATCAAGGTCACATGGTTCTTGTTCTGTTCTGTTCTGTTCTTCTTCTTTGTCTGTTCTGTTCTGTTCTTGTTCTATCACTTTTGTCTGTGACGGTCTGTGACTGTCAATGACGGTCTTATATTGTGATATTAAATCCCTTATTTCTTTTGACCTTGTTTGTGATTGCTCTAAGAATTTATAAACTTTATTACATAAAACTCTGCCGGTAATTTCACTTAATTCAAATAATCCCTGATTTATCATATAAGTCATTATTTCGTTTATCTTTGCTGTATTGCCGTTATAAAACTCTGCAATATCTTCACAGGTTTCATTTAATTCAGGCATCGGGCTTTCAGTTGTTATATTCTCAACTACTGATTCTATAATAAGATTATAGAGTCCATATCCTTCAAGACCATATTTACTAATAAGCCGTTTTATTTTAATATCGTTTCTCATGTTTGTCATATGCTTAAAATACTGCATTATTTCACCTCAAAAAGATTTAAAATAAACTGTCTGCCTAATCCCGTCCATTGTCTATCATAAACTATTTTACCGGAATCAAGAACAGTTTCTTTTATACTCACATATCCTTTATCTGAAAAATCAGAATATAAAACCCATGTCCCATTTTGCTTGTATTGTATATGGTGATCTGATAAAATATTATTTAATTCTTGCGCTGATTTTAAATTCATTTCTTTACTTATTTCAGTGGTTGTGTAACACTTGTTAAAATCATGTACAAGCATCTTGACTTGGCTTTCAGCTTTTTCTTTTTGTTCTGTTAAAACTTTAATTCTATCAAATAATATTTCTTGAGCCTGCATTATTATTAAATCTTTTTCAAGTTCTGTTTTTGGAAGCCCGACAATGTTGTCGAGGTCTGTTCTTCCGCTTCTTTCAATTCTTAATTTTATTATTGTAACATGCTCTTGATTTAAATATGTTGATTTGCCATTACTTGCTAATCCGATCTGATTAGCGTGCCTTTGGATAGTTCTTTCGCTTACATTTAAAGCCTCTGCAACTTCTTTTACTGTCATAGTATTTTCTTTTGATAGTTCGTTCATTTTGGTACCATCCTGAAATAAAAAAGGCTACCTATAACAGACCGTTTCCGGTTTCCCCCTGTTATAAATAGCCTTTAAGATTTAAAGCGCACAGGCAAGGGGGAATCAAGCCTCTGCGCTCTTTAATGTGTTACACACTATCTTATATAGTGTAAATGTCAATCAAAATAATGTTCCTTGACTGCGTAAAGTTTCCAATCGTTCACAGCTTGACTTGTGATAGTCCGCGTCTTTTTCTATTGCCAGAAATTCAAATTTTTCTAAATGGCAAGCACAGGCAAGCGAACCACTGCCGGAGTGAGTATCAATAATCTTGTCTCCGGTTTTAGCGTAGTTTTGTAATAGCCAACGATAAAGGGCGACGGGTTTTTGATTTGGATGTTGTAATATATCTTTTTGTTTCATATTTTCTTGAATCATACCTTGCCATTTATATTTAAACTTTCTAACCGCAGAATTAAACGAAGTCCATGCAAGTTCACAATCTGCGAAGTCTGTCAATCCGTTGTCCTTATCCCAAACAATCCAACAGCTTGAATCATGCGGAATTTTACTTATAAAATGATTAGCCCCAAATATGATTTGATTCTTTGATATTCTAAATAATTCATCAAAGTATTTTTTATCAGGTGAACAATTGTCATATTTTACTTTATCGGAATAATTTTTAGAAGCGGTTAATTTACCTCTTGTATGATTTTTTCTGCCGTCCTCTTTTATGCCATAGGGAGGATCAATAATTCCTATATTAAAATATTTATCCGGTATCGTTGCCATAATATCCATGCAGTCAGCTAATATAATCTCATTTAGTTTCATAATCCTCCTTAAATAAACCGGGCTTTTACACCCGGCAATAATTTATATTTCTTTCTTCAGCAGTTCAACCAGTTTTTCGTTTGTAACCTTATGATGTTTTTCAATCTTTTGCAACAATGTCCATATATTCCAGATTGCCACAAACGGCATCACAGCCAGAAATATACCGAAAAGTATTAGAAATAAAATTGTAACTTGCATAATTAACTCCTTATTATTTGTTTTTAAAGCTCTTTTTAAAATGGTATGTCGTCGTCCGAGAATGGATTGTTTTCTATGCTATCGACTTCATGCCCGTTAAAGCTGTTTTGAACGTCTTTGCGTGGCTCTGGTGAAGCCTGAGAGTCATCAGCTTTCTTTCCGTCAAGGAATTGGAAATTATCAACAACGATTTCAATTTTAGATCGTTTTTTCCCGTCCTGATCATCCCACCTTGATTGCTGAAGAGATCCGTTGACACAGATTCTTGAACCCTTTTTGCAATACTCGGAAATAATCTCTCCTGATTTTCCCCACGCTATAAAGTCAAAATAGCTGACAGTTTCTTTTTTCTCTCCGTCTTTTGAATAGCTTTTTGAACTTGCACCGGAAAAAGATGTAACCGATTTTCCTGAAGAAAGGTATCTGGTTTCAGTGTCTCTTGTAAGCCTTACTATTTGTGTAGTTGTGTTAATATCATTCATATTTGAATGTCTCCTTAAATTTATTTAAAATGAATCTGCTTGCCTCAAAAGATACATACTTATTTTATTTAGCATTTCTTTTGATTCAAGTATTACTTTTTTAGCTTCAGCATTTGAAACATCCGGCAATTTTAAAGACTCTATGAGCTTTGAAAATTCAACTATCTTTTCTTTATCCGGTGCAAGTTTTGATTTTTTCTCTTTCTCTTCAGCTTCTTTTTTTATCCGGAGTTCTTCAGATTCTTTCTTTTTAAGCTCGTTTTGAATGCGTTCTTTTTCTGCTCTCTCTTCAGCAAGTTTTTTATCAGCTTCAGCCTTTTCTTTTGCCGCTTTTTCTCTTTCGGCTGCAAGTGCTTTTTCTCTCGCTTCTTTTTCCGCTTTCTCTTTTTTCTCTCTTTCAAGATTTTCTTTTTCAAGTTTCTTTCTTTCAATCTCTGCAAGTGCTTCCCGTTCTTCAGCTTCTTTTTTAAGCTTGATATTTTCAAGTCTGATTTTTTCCCGTTCTTCATGTTCAATCTTTTCTTTTGCAATGCGATCTTCTTCAGCTTTTTTTTCTGCGTCAATTTTCATTTGCAATTGGATCTTTGAACCGGCAACAATTTTTAGAAAATCATCCTCTGAAATTTCAGCAAGATTTAAGCCAGATGGAATAAACTCAGAATATGGCGCGAGTTCAGATTCTCTTTTTATTCTCAATTCAGTTTTAATCTTTTCTCTCTGGGTTTCAACAAATTTTTCCTGTTCTTCAAGATGTTTTTCAAGCGGTGCAATCATGTATTCAATCACGTTATAAACACCCTGAACGGCTTTCCCATATCTCAAAGAGTCTTCTTTCAGTTCTTTTCTTTTTTTATCAGCACTGATTCTTATTTCTTTAAGTCTAAGCCTGCCTTCTCTCGCCTGTTTAATTTCTTCAGCCTGCGAAGCGTCAGTAACGATAATTGATTTTACTTTTTCCGCCCATTCGTTCGCCTGATTAAAAAACGGCATGAATGAATTTTGTAGCGTTAAAGCTGTTGACTCTTCTACATGGCTTTCTTTGATTACTGTTACTAATTGGTTTTCCATATATATCTCCTTTATTTTAATTCTCTTACTTTTTTTTCAAGGTCATCCAATTCTTTTAAAAACAGTTTGACCTCTCCGCAAATTTCGGCAATCATTAAATCATCGCGGTCAACCCGTTTAACAAATAATCTGAGATTTGCGGGACACCTATCATCATATGAGACAAAATCACACCAGTCACGTTCAGCACAGTACATTTGATGTTGCATCTGGTAAATATAATCTTTTTTAATCTCACCTGAAATTATAGTTTCAATGTGGGTTGATGTATTCGGGTTTTTAATTTCAATCAATCCATTTTCACCAACTAATCTATCAGGGGAACTCCCCTCCATAAGTCCGGATGGAGATTCAAAAAAGCCGCATTTATCAACAATTGAATAGGTGTTAATCTCATATGCAATAGCAGCATCATTTTCTTTGTCGATACCTCTTTGCATTTCGGCGCTGACATAATGCTCTGCCATTTCACCAGTTAAGCGTTCGAGCAACAACTGAAACATATAATTTTTACGGCTTGCCGATGGTGCGCCTGATTTACCTTTGCTCATTATATCGCCAACTCTGGAGCTGGTTACTTTACCTAAACGGCAAGCAATCCACTCCGGAGAGCCCTGTTCACAATCTATCATCATTTAAAGTCACCTCTCCTCGCAGATATAGCAAGATCAATTTCTTTCAATTCGTCATCAGTCCACGAATTTTGATTGATAAAACCCTCCAATGTTTTAAGATGGTTTAAGTCTTTAGCATTTTTAATAACCGGTAAGGCTTTGCTGATTACACCTTTTGGTTTTACTTTTGGTTCTTCCGGTTGTTCAAATTCTTTATTCATTCTCTGTACATATGAGTTATCGTCGAACAATCCTTCAAAAACATCGGAATTAAAACCAAGCCTTGAAAGTCCTTTTGTTAGTGCATCGGTTGAAATTTTCTTTGATAGATCATTTTCAACCTTATAACCGCTTTTCGTCTTTGCATAAAAAGTAATATCTGCCTGAATTGGAATTTCACCTTCAGGGAAAAAAAGAATAGCTGTATAAATCAATAATCCTTTTTCTTCAGTATCAAACATTATGGGCGTAAATTTTTGATCCCTGACTCCCCATTTCGTGCCCATTATTCCCCATTGTTCAGTGGCATGTTTAATTTGAAATTGCGCTCCGATTGCTGTATGTTCAAACGGATATTTTACAAGCTTTGTTTCTTTTGGATTAGTTTTGCAAACGCTATTCCAAAACTTCATATTTTCTTCTTTCATTTCTCCCCCTTGACTGTATTCTCTAAATATTCTTTACTCTTCAGGAACATATCTACCCCTTTACGGATTGATTCAACCATCGGTTGCCCACTGTCAACCCTGTACTGATTGAGCTTAGAATGTTGCTCGTCTTTCAGGTTTACTAAAATCTTTGTCATTTTTCACCTTCTTTTATTAGATTTGAGATCATTTTAATATATGTGTAATACTCTGCTATTTGTTCATCTGTATAATTATTTTCTTTTCCAATTGATTCATATTTTTCAAGCCATTCATCAATAGAATGTTTTTCACAGCCGATATGAATTATTTTATCTATGTAAAAAACTGAATGGGCTGAACCGGCAATATTTAATATCGGTAATTTTATACCTTTAGCACCTCCCAGATTAGCACCTCCCATATTAGCACCTCCATATTAGCACCTCTCAGATTAGCACCTCTCAGATCAGCACCTCTATTTTTTTCAAGTGCATCTCTAATACTTCCATACTCTCCGGCGATAATAATATTACCGGTAAATCTGTTTTTAATCTCGATATTCATTTAAATCTCCTCCGTTTCAATAAATAGACAATATAAATATATAATAATATAGTCAAGTAAAAAACGAAATAAAATTATAAATTAAGAAAAAATCTTGACTTTTTGGTATGTTATATAAAAATATTGATACTGAGAGAATAAAATAAATATGATGAGCGACAAAAGAGATAAGTTTGATAAACATAGATCATTTATGAAATTTAAAGTTGAGAATATAAATGATTCATTTTATTCAGATACTTTAAACTATATAACAGAACTTGAATTAGAAAATTCGGAATTGAAAGATGATATCGCCTATATATCAGAACAATGCGATGACCAATTTATAAAAGATATCATAGAGAAACACAGAGCAAATGAATGAGTTTTACATTCCTGAAGTAAACCCCATAATAAGGGAGTTACTTAATAAGCAGATAAAGCCTGTTGTAGTTACCGGAAAGCAGTATAGATGTAACTCTTGTAATAATTACTTTCCTGAAGATGAGACAGACCTTTATAAATATAATCCTGATAGCAATAGACGACACAGACTATGTTTAAAGTGCATACGGGATAAATCAAGGAAAATAAGATAATGGATAAATTTCCAGAAAACACTAAAGTTATACTTGCTTTTGGCAATGTTAATGATATGGTTGACCCGATAGATATAAAAGACATAATTAAACCGGCAATTAAAAAGGATAAATAAAATGCAAATAGTAGACTGCTCGGGATGTGGCAATTGTATGGACCTCATAGAGGAAAAGAAATGCCCACGAAATGCGATATCAATGAATAAATACCATGGTTATGCAAATTGTGTAATTGACTCTAAAAAGTGTAATAACTGCGGATTGTGCAAAAAGAATATTGATTGTCTTAACGATTGCTTTACAGATGATGAAAAGGAATGAATATATTGAGTTGCTTTGACGGAATGTCATGTGGTCAAATTGCCTTGAATAAAGCCGGCATTAAATATGATAATTACTATGCAAGTGAGATAAAAAAGCATGCCATCGCAGTAACACAATATAATTACCCGGATACAATTCAACTTGGAGACATAACAAAAGTTAAAAGTTCAGATTTACCACAGATTGATTTATTGATAGGTGGATCACCTTGTCAGGATTTTAGCAGAGCAAATTCAGAAAGAAAAGGTCTTGACGGTGTAAAAAGTTCTTTGTTTTATGAATTTATCAGATTATATAATGAATTGAAACCAAAATATTTTTTACTTGAAAATGTGATAATGGAAAGTAAAGGTTATAATATTATATCTGAATTGATGGGGACAGAGCCTGTTAGAATGTGCGGAAGTTTAGTTTCGGGAGCTTTAAGAGATAGGCTTTACTGGACAAATATAGGTGATGAAGAGCTTGACTTATTCGGGAATAGAAAGTCAGCAATTCCACAACCAAAAGACAAAAAGATAAAATTAAATAATGTTTTGGAATACGGATATTCAGACAGACAAAAACACACTTGTTTAAATGTTTCATGTGGTAAAGATGCAAGTCAGAGATACATGATTCATCGGTATAATACGACCGGAATGACAACCGTTATTTATAAAGATGAAAAAATGGATTTAAACGATGGTTTAAGATATTGCACACAAAGAGAACTTGAAAGACTGCATAATATACCTGAAGGATATACTGATATATTAAATAAATATCAGGCGGGAAATTTAATTGGTGACGGCTGGACGGTTGATATTGTATCCCATATATTTAGTTATATAAACTAAGATTAAAGGTCATGAAAATAAAAAACAACACTGGTACAACACATGACTAAAAAAGATTTAATATCTTTAAAAGATAGAACTCCTGAAGAAAGAAAAGAAATTGCTAAAAAAGGCGGTATAAAATCGGGAGAGTCAAAAAGAGAAAAGAAACTACTTTCCGAAACGATAGCTGAAGTTATAGCAGAAATGAGTGGAGTTACTTGCGAAGAGGGTGAGACTTTAAAAGATGTTATTAAGGGCGTATTAAAACAGAAAAGCCCAGCGTCTGTTTCACTCATAAAAGTAATGCTTGAAGCTACTGAAGGGGCAAAGCTCAAAGTTGAATCTGAATCAAAAATAATATATATGGATAAAGACGATTCCGACCTTTAATAAAACATCGAAACAAAAAGACGCTATCCGCTTAATGGGTAAGTTTGTTGAGGTGCTTTTAGAAGGGGGAAGTAGATCTGGAAAAACTTTCATTGCTTGTTATGCAATTATAGCAAGGGCTTTAAAATACAAAAACTCTCACCATTTAATCGTCCGGAAACATTTCAACCACATTAAACAGTCGATATGGTATCAAACACTCCCGTCTGTTCTTAGAATTGCCTTTGATAACTATAAAGTCAGGGAAAATAAATCTGACTGGTTTATTGAGTTTCCAAATGGCTCTCAAATATGGATAGCAGGGACAGACGACAAAGAACGGATTGAAAAGATTCTTGGTTCAGAGTGGGATACTATTTACATGAATGAAGCTTCACAAATGGGCTATAATATTTATGAGATACTTAAAACCAGACTCAATCCACAGCAGGGAATTAAACCGTTATTCTTGATTGACTATAACCCCCCGTCAAAAAAGCATTGGGGCTTTAAAGTATTCAGATTAAAGGTAAATCCTGAAAACGACACTCCATTAAGAAATCCAGACAGATACACGTTTATTAAAATGAATCCCACAGACAACGCTGATAATCTGTCTAATAGTTATATAGAAACGCTTGAGTCGATGTCAGAAAAGAACCGGAAAAGGTTTTTAGATGGTAACTACTCAGACGATGCTGAGGGTGCATTATGGAAACGGGAATGGATTGTAAAGAATCGTCTTGCTTTAATGCCTGAAAATATAATCCGCTGCGTTGTTGCTATAGATCCGAATGTAACAGCCGATAAAAATGTCAGTGAAAATACAGACGAAGCGGGAATTATAACAGTGGGACAAATCAGGATTGACAAAGACGACCATTATATTATTATGAGTGATGACTCAATGCCGGGGCTTTCATGGGGCGAAAAGTCGGTTGAATTATATCATAAATTCAAAGCTGATAAGATAATCGGAGAGGTCAATCAGGGAGGAGACCTGATTGAAATGAATGTCCGGAATTATGATAGGAATGTTTCTTACGATTCAGTCAGGGCAACAAGAGGAAAAGAAGTCAGAGCCGAGCCGATAGCTGATCTATATAGACGGGGGTTTGTCCATCATATTGGAGAGTTTCCGGATCTTGAATCAGAGTTATGTGAATGGACTCCCGGCGCGAACAGGTCTCCGAATAGGCTTGACGCTCTTGTATGGGGGGTTTCTTATCTTGCAGGATTAGGTGAAGCTTATGCAAAAATTAGAAAATGGTGAGGAAAGATGAGAAATCAAGAAATAAATAATTCAGAAATAAAGCGTTTTACATGGTCAGGAAATGAACCGATGGACAACGAAAAAATAGTCAAGATTGTTAAAGACTATTTATCAGGTGAAGAACTGAAAAGACTGCAAAGATATGCAATGTATTATGAATCAATGAACCCCACAATGTACTATAAATATAAAGATAAAGAATACAGGGGCAAGACTCCGAATAACTTTGTCCCGACCGCTTATTATTCAACAATCGTTGATACTATGGCAGGATATATGTTTCAGAATATTCAGTACACCAATAAAGATAAATCAGAAAATATTGATTACCTTAAAGACATTCTATTCTTAAACGATATAGAAGTCAAAGACATGGAAACAGGACTTCGTGCGCTTGCTTATAATAAAGCTGCTGAACTTGTTTACACCACCGGAGATGTAAATTCAATAGAAATTAAATTCGTTTCTTTAGATCCAAGACAGGTTATTTTTGTTTACAATGAATCAATTGAGCCTGAAGTAATATGTGGAATAATTGTTCGTACTTCAAATGATGAAAAATATGACTTAATGATTGATGTGATTTATGCTGATAAATGGCAATATTATTACATGAATAATAATGAACTTACAGTTAGAGAAGATGAACGAATATTGTTTTTTTCTGAATGTCCAGTAGTAGAATACAGAACAGAGATTTTAAATACTAACTCCTCTTTCAATGTGATTATTCCTTACATAGATGCACTTGATTTTATTATGTCCGGTAATTCAAACGAGATTGCCCGTTTAGTTGATGCTATGCTTGTTATTGGTAAGATAATTAAAGATGAAGATCTTGAACATATGGAAGAATGGAAAGTCTTAGAGGGAATGAAGACTGAAGACCGCGCGGAATATATAACGAAAGACATGTCGCCGGTGTTTCGTGAATATGTTTCTAAATTGTTGATAAATGAAATACACAAACATTCACATGTTATTGACTGGTATTCTCCCGACTCAGGACTTACCGGAGAGGTAAGCGCAAAGGCTTTAATTACACGTCTTTTTGATATGGATATGTACTCTCAGAGAATGGAAAAAGTATTTAGACGCGGCACTAAAAAAAGAATCAGGCTCATTTCTGAGTTGATGGTTAAGAAGTCAATTCCAATATCAGATGTTGAAATTATCTATAACAGGACACTTCCTAACACTGCCATTGACACAGCGGTAGCATTAAAAGACGTTCCGTTCATAGACGATGAAACAAAGCTTGAAATGTGTGGTCTTGATGCTGAAAAGATTATGAAGCGAAAAGAAGAGCAGGCAAAGGAAATAAATATTTCTGATTTAATCCCACAGAAAAAAGAAACTGAAGAAAATAAAGAAAATATAATGCTATTTAACGGTAAAACAGATTGAAAATAATAGCTATAACATTATTAACATTTATTTTTATGTGTTCTATTATAGTTTTATTCAGAGTTATAATATCGATTGAATGGATGTACGAATGAACTGGGAAAGCTTCCAAAGTCAAGGATCGATAATGGTTCAATCAGAAATTGATGCACTATCTAAACAGGTACTTGAACAGTATGAGATTGCTTATAAACAAATCAGCTTAGAACTTGAAAAAGTATATGGAAAATTACTTTCCGGAGTTGATCCCATTGATTATTATAACACCTTAATGAAATTTAACAGACTTCAGAAATTACAGGATGAAGTCAAATCACTTTACAATACATATTCAAATAAAGCGGGCTTAATCACTGAGAATATTTCTTTTGTCGGTTTTTCAAACTCATATTATATCAGTCAATACGCTGCTTCATGGTTAGGGTCTTTCCCGATTGGAATACTGCCTTATAATTTAGCGGAATATGCTGTTTACGGAATGCGTGATTCATGGCTCGCAATTAAAGCAAAAAAAGGAATAGAGGCGGTTTACGGAGATGTTTCATTATACAAAGCTAAAAGTGCAACCCTCTTGGAGTTACTTAAAAAGAATCAGGCGCAGGAATTATTTAAAATACAGAATACAATTACTCAGGGACTTCTACAGGGTAAAGGTTATATCAAACTTGTTGAAGATATTAAGAATATTATCGGAGTTACGGCAATTAAAAACGGAGAGATAACAGCCACTGGTGCAAAGTCTAACGCTATGAGAATAATCAGGACTGAATCGAATAGAACTATGAACGCCGGACATTATGCCAACAGTAAGTATCTTGATTCAATCGGTCTTGAAGTCAAACGGAGACTTGTTTCCGTGCTTGACAATCGCACACGGGGACAATCAGCAAGAATGGACGGACAGACAGTCGGAGTGGATGAACCGTTTAAATACCCCGGCGGTGCTACTGCGATGTATCCGGGCAATTCAGGCGTTGCCGCTTATGACATAAACGACAGGGAAAGTGTAATTGATATTATAGACGGTAATGAACCTGAAATAAGATTAGGACGTAATCCAGTAACCGGAGAGAATGAAACATTTACATATAAGAACTTTGACGCATGGCGAAAAGAAAACGGACTCATTAAAAATAAATATGGTGAAATTCTATTCCCACAGGAGAAATAACATGGCTATAATTTCAGAAATACAACTATCGGTAATATCAAATAACAAGCACTATAGTAGTAAAATAATATGGTATTTAAAACAACTCTTTCCACTACTGTATTTTTCAGAATATAAAATATATATTAACAGAGAAATGCACATGGTTACATCATGGAATATGTGGCTTGGCAAGTGTTACAATATTAGATCATTTGAAATTATTAGAGAAGTTGAACACATGACAGATAAAGAAATAGCTTAAAAAAAGAGTTGACAAACTCTATATAATATAAATAAGGTGGTTAAAATATGTTACAACCAGATACAACGGTTCAGGGATCAATTCAGGAACCGGCAACTATTCCGGCGGGGACTATCCAGTCAACACCAAATATCAGCAGTGAAGAATTTGAAGCTATTAAAAAAGCCTTAGAGGACAGCAAAAAAGAAATCTCAGGATTGAATCGTAAAAACACAGAATACGAAAAAGCGATTCAGCAGAAAGAACTTGAAAAATTATCAGAGCAGGACAGGGCAAAAGCTGAACTTGAATTGATAAAACAAGAAAAACTTAAAACTGAGGCAGAAATCAAAGAAATAAGTTTAGCAAGGGTAATTGATACAGAACTATTTAATGCGGGGATAACTCCGGAATTTGCAAAACGCATTAAAGGTGAAACGCCTGAAGAGATAAAAGCTGATATTAAATTATTCAAAGAACAGTACGATAAAGATGTAAATGCACTGGTAGAAAAGAAAGTAAATGAAGCACTGGGTGGTAAACCACCGGCAACGGGCGGGACTCCATCTGGCAGTTTAAGACAGCAACTTATAAATCAGTACAATGAAGCAGAGAAAAAGGGAGACGGCGCGGCAATGTTCAGCTTGAAAGAACATATTCGCAAACTCCCTAAAGAATAAAAATTTAAAGAGGTACAAAAATGAAAATACTTATGTTAATGCTTATACAGTTTATAGGCATGGTCAAGAGGTCGGTTATACTGATGGCATATACTGACACAGAAGACCTGAATTACAGGGGCGAGCTTTTTCTTATCGGTGCGTATCAAACTCCATTTCTTTCCATGATGGGTGGTATCGGCGCGGGAATGCGATCAAACAGCTTTATTTTCCCACTTGCTCAGCCCTATGGACTCTCGGCGGCAAGTCAACCTGCTATAACTGAAGCGGTTTCAGCGGCTGCAGGAACTCCCACAACTATTACAAGAAGTCAGGAAACAAACACAGTACAGATATTTAAATATGATGCGGCTGTTTCATTTGTAAAACAAAGTCAGTTTGGAATTATGTCTGGAATAAACACCAGTGCGGAAAACCCTGTAACTGATGAACTCACTTTCCAGAAACAAGGTCAACTTTACCAAATGGCTATTGACATGGAATACAGCTTTCTCAATGGTGCATTTGCAGACTCTTCCGGATCTGCTACAACTGCCGCAAAAACAAGAGGTATAATCACAGCTTCAACCACAAACACAGTGGCGGGCGGTTCTGCAGCTCTTACAAAAGCAATGGTTAACGAAGTACTGAGAGAGATGGCAACAAATGGAGCTAAATTTCAAAACTGCGTTATTTTCGTGAATGCTTTCCAAAAACAAAAGCTTTCAGATATTTACGGATATGCACCGCAGGATAGAAATATCGGCGGACTTAACGTAAAAACCATAGAGACAGATTTTGCAACTATGGGCGTTGTTTATGATCCTTTCGTTCCCGCTGGCACTCTTCTTATTGCCGATATGGCAGTATGTAACCCTGTATTCGTTCCCATATCTTTTAACGGTGAAGACTTCTCCACAGACATGGCAGGATCTGACGTTCTCTGGGTGCCTACTGCGATAACTTCA